ACACTTGGCAGAACGGCATCTGCTGTTACTGTTTTGGGGACTTATTCATTTAGTAACCCCGGATCAGGTACAGACGATAACGCTTATTCCAACAGTGTTGCAATTTTTAGATAAGGAAAAACCATGAACTCAAGAATTATTTACCCAACAGACGATGGCGTAGCAGTCATCATTCCAGCCGCTGAATGCGGTTTAACCATTGAGGAAATTGCCGCAAAGGATGTTCCTGAAGGCAAGCCTTTCAAGATTGTGGATGTTGCTGACATTCCATCAGACCGCACATTCCGCAACGCATGGGAGTACACAGCATGATTACCATCAACATTGACAAAGCCAAAACCATTGCTCACGATAAGCGCAGAGAAGCAAGGTCTGCTGAGTTTGCGCCACTAGACATCAAGGCAACAATTCCATCTGAAGCAACAGCGGCAGAGACTGCAAGGCAAGCTGTGCGTGACAAATACGCCGCCATGCAAACCGCAATTAATGCAGCAACCACCACTGATGCAATCAAAGCGGCTATGCCATGAGTGATGAACTTATTACCAAAACAGAAGCACGACTAAATAGCCATGAACAAGTTTGTGCTGAGCGTTATGCTTCCATCTCTAAAAGTTTAGAGGGCTGGAATAAACGAATAACCAAGATTGAATACCTCTTGTATGGTGTAATGTTGTGTGTTCTTCTAGGCCCCGGACAAGCAGCAGAGTTCTTCAAAAAACTTGTAGGAGTATGACATTGATCCATTCACGTTGGCCTTCACTGCTCTGGCAGCAATTAAACAAGGGGTTGCTTTTTATAAAGATGCAAAAGCAGCGGGTAATGATGTTACTAAAATAGCAAGAGAAATATCTAGTTGTATAGGAAATTTCTTTAGTGCACAAGAACAAGTTAAACAAGTAATTGAAGAAGAGAAGAAGAAGCCTGTAAAGAGTTTAAAGGCACAAGCTCTAGATAACATATTAAACCAAATAGAGCTAGAGAGACAGGCAGTAGAACTTAGAGAGTTTCTAATCTACCATGTAGACCCAGAACTAGGGGCAGTGTGGAGTAGGTTTGAAGAGGAATATGCAAGACTACAAGACGAACAAGAACAGGAAAGGCTAATAGCAGAACACAAAGCAAGGGAGGCAGCATGGCAACGAAGACAGTTAATAAGCTCCCTGCAAGACAAAGCTCTACAGATAGGAGCAGTGGCTCTGATTACTATATACCTCCTCCTCCTGTTCTGGTTAATAACAATAGACAGGAAACTTCGATGGGGTTTTTAATAGGTCTAATTGCTCTAGTCTTTGCGTTTGTACTTATTCTTCCTGTGTTAGGTTTTATGTTATTTGATATTAACGCTGCTAAACAAGAAGTACGATATGAAGTACAGAAGGTAGAGCAGCTTCGTAAACAAATTGAGAAAGAGAAAAAATGATTCCAATCTTAGGAGCCTTGCTAGGAACACTAGCTGAGAATGGCCTTGGTCTTCTGTCCTCTGCCATTCAAGCCAAGGGCAAGGAAGTTGTAGAGAAGACACTGGGTGTCAAGATTGCTGACAATCCAACACCAGCAGATGTAGCAGCCTTACGCCAGCTTCAGTATGACCACGAAGAGCGTCTGTTAGAGCTTGGCATTGAGAAGGCCAAGATGGAACTGGCTGAGCTTGAGTTGTTTGCTAAGGCAGCACAGAGCGAAGAAGACAACATCTCCTCTCGCTGGAATGCAGACATGAGCAGTGACTCTTGGTTGTCCAAGAACATACGCCCTATGTCCCTCATAGCCATCTTTACAGGTTACTTTGTGTTTGCTATGATGAGTGCTTATGGGTACAATGCTAACGAGAGCTACGTAACCCTGCTAGGAAATTGGGGAATGCTTATTATGGGAGCCTACTTTGGTGGTAGGACAGTAGAGAAACTAGCTGACTTAAGGAGTAAGAAATGAGCCTATCAGACCATCAAGCAGCTTTCCTGTTAGACATGTGTAAGCTCATTCAATATGCCACAGAGCAAGGCTTCAAGGTGACAGGCGGGGAGCTTGCACGTACACCAGAACAACAGGCCATCTATGTCAAGACAGGCCGTAGCAAGACAATGAACTCCATCCACTTGAAGCGATGTGCAATGGACTTGAACTTCTTCAAGGATGGAAAGATTTGCTGGAACAAAGAAACCCTTGCACCACTAGGGGCTTATTGGGAAAGCCTCCATGTTAAGAATAGATGGGGAGGCAACTTTAAGTCTCTCGTAGATTGTCCACACTTTGAGCGTAATGTATAATGAAAACAAAGTCTACAGTTAATAGTGCTGGTGTCTATACCAAACCAACAATGCGTAAGACATTGTTTAACAAGATTAAAGCTGGCTCATCAGGTGGTGATCCGGGTGAATGGAGTGCTCGTAAAGCACAGCTACTGGCTAAACAATATAAAGCAAAAGGTGGAGGATACAAATCATGAGCAAAAGCCAAACACATTACTTGCCAGATGGTAAGATATACAAGGGCGAGACACATAAGTCTGGCAGTGTTTTGATGACAGGTAAGCAGCACACAGCCACAAGCAAGAAACTAACACATACACCTCCAAAGAAAAAGAAATGAAGAAGCCACAGGAATCTCTGAAAGAGTGGACAAAGCAAAAGTGGACAACTAGTGATGGTAGTCCTTCAAAGGGAAAGAAGCGTTATCTACCAGAAGCGGCATGGAAAGCTCTCAGTCCTGCTGAGAAAGCTGCCACTAACAAGGCCAAAGCTGCTGGTAACGCCAAAGGCAAACAGTTCGTAGCTCAACCCAAAAAGATTGCTGACAAAGCATCTAAATATAGATAAGGAAATATATGAAAGACTCAATGAAACAAACATCTAAGATGGGTAAAATGATGGGTGGCTACACTGCCTCTCCCATGTATAGCACCAAGGCTCCCAAGAAGGCCAAGCCAATGCCCATGAGAGGCCAGAGAACAGCCACTAACAAGGCTAAAAAGAAATGAAGGATAGTAGACTAGCCAAGGTGGGCGTAAGCGGCTATAACAAGCCTAAAGCAACCCCTAGTCACCCCACCAAAAGCCACGTTGTTGTAGCCAAGGAGGGTGATCAGGTCAAGACCATCCGCTTTGGACAACAAGGGGTGTCAGGGAGCCCCAAGAAAGACAATGAATCTGAGAGCTATAAGAACCGAAGAGAGAGCTTTAAAGCCAGACATGCTTCTAACATAGCTAAAGGTAAGATGTCTGCTGCTTATTGGGCTGATAAAGTTAAGTGGTAGCCCCTTGACAAATATAACAAACCATGTTATAATATATACATATAAGGAAATAGTATGACATATTTAGAAATAGTCAATAGTGTACTACGGAGACTTAGGGAGAGAGAAGTTCTTTCTGTCTCTGAAAGTTCCTATAGTAAACTCATTGGCGACTTTGTAAATGATGCTCGCAATGAAGTGGAGACAGCTTGGGGCTGGTCTGCTCTCAGAACAACCTTAACCCTTACAACAACTGCCAACGTGTTCAACTATGAATTGAATGGTAGTCAGAACAACTTCACTGTGCTTGATGTCATCAATGACACAGATGATCAATTTATGGAGTATCGTCCGGGTGCTTGGTTTGATAATGCCTATCTAAATCAAGGGTCTGTTCTAGGCTCTCCTACCTATTACAACTTCAACGGTGTTGCTAATGATGGTGATACACAGGTTGACATTTACCCCATTCCTGATGGTGTGTACACAGTTCGCTTCAATGTTATCTTACGTAATGTAAATATGACAGGGGATGGTGATGATCTCTATGTTCCTTCACGTCCTGTTATCCTTCTAGCCACTGCCAAGGCCATTGAAGAACGTGGTGAGGATGGTGGTAATGCCAGCATGAATGCATACGCTGCTGGTCGTTCTAGCTTGGCTGATGAGATTGCCCTTGATGCTGCTCGTAGGCCTGATGAAACTATCTGGTATCCAGTATGAAACAACTCTCTAGTGCTGCTGTTGCTGCTCCCGGTTTCTTTGGGCTTAACACCCAAGAGAGTGGAGCAATGCTGTCAGATGGCTTTGCACTTGTAGCTTCTAATTGTGTCATTGATAAGTATGGACGTTTAGGTGCACGTAAGGGTTGGGTACAGAAGACTACAACAACTGCTGGACTTAGTGGTGCAAACATCTTTAGCCTCTTTGAATACTTGAATGCTGATGGCACATTTGATTACATCAGTGCTGGTAATAATAAAATCTGGAGAGGTGGCATTGGTGCTACGCTCACAAACATGACACCAACAATGACCATTACAGACAACCATTGGCAGATGGCTTCTTTAAATGACCATTGCTTGATGACACAGAAGAGCCATGAGCCTGTGTTATTCACAAGAGACACAGGAAGTCCTGTATGTGAACGGCTTGTATCACACTCAATTTCCGGTGTAGATTTCACTGCTCCTGTGTTTG